CGCCGGCGGGTTTGGGGCCCGCCCAAGCTCTCGAGCGGACGAGGTTAGTCGTCAGTTACGTATTCAAGGTACTCGGTGCCGGTCGCGAAGAGCATGTACTCTCCGTTTACCAAGCCCATGAATCCGTAGTCGGTGTGGTAGCCGTCCATGATTGACCTCCTTTCTGAGCTCTCGTTGTTCCAGCAACGGGGGCTCTTTTCTTTGTCAAGGTTTTCCCCTTGACAATTATTATTTTACCGTGTTCAGTAGAAAAAGGGAGCGCGCAAAACTGCCGGGATTCTGCGAACTTTCTGTTGCATTTCTACCGCAAATAGTAAAAGGCCGGAGCCGTCCCACGAAGGAACGACTCCGGCCTTATCTCTTAGGCGAGCTGATTTACTTTTTTCTGTACGGCGGCGTAGTCATACCCAGCGGCCTCAAGCCGCTTTTTACGCTCCGCGCCGTTGCCCCACTTGCCTTGCAGGACCTCCCGAGCGAGCTCGTCTACCGACTTGCCCGCGCCCTCCTCAGTAGTGATGAAGGCCGAAAAGCCCGCGGCTTGCAGCTTCTTCATCATAGCCTCCGCGTTCGCCTTGACCTTGAAGGCCCCGACCTGAATCTTGTAGAGGTCTCCGACCTTCACCATATAGGTGTCGAAGCCTTTCGCCTTGACCTTAGCCAGCATGGCGTCTGCATTTGTCTTAGACTTAAAAGCGCCCGTCTGGACGCGATATAAGCCCCCAGACGGCTTTTCAGGCGCAGGCTTGATATTTGTACTCCCAAGGCGTTTGTTGACCTCAGAGGCAATCTGGGCGTGCCGTTCGTAGAGGTATGTACCGGGACAGCTCTTATTCGCGTAGTCTCGGTGCACGGTCATGTTGCAGCCGTTCTTGTGATTCACGCGGTCGGCCTTATTTGTGGACCATACAAGCTCTTTGATACCGTTTCGCTTACAAATATCAACGAGCAGGTCGATGAGTGCGGCATGGGCCTTTGCATTGACTGCGTAAGGCTCTTTGGTGTCACTGGCGACCTCAATCGTGATTGCGCGATTGTCGTTCGCCGCGTTCGAGGAGCACCACGAGCGGTCTTTCTCCTCGACGTACATACCGATACGGCCGTCATACCCAATACCATAGTTGCTGGACGCCTGCCGGGAAGCAGGTGCGAACACGTTGCCGAGGGTCTCGACCGAGCATTGACCGACTACGCAATGGATAGTTACGGTATCGATTTTGTGGTTGCGGGGGCTTGATTTATTCGGCGAGATTTTCGTATAGTTTACGAGCGGGCTGTTACTCATTCTCAATACCTCCTTCGGTCTTAGCGTTCAGGATTGCCACGAACTTAGTAAAGGCCTCCTTGATGTACTTGCAGGCCACGAGCAGCACGGCGCCGATAATAATGAGGTCTGCGAAGAGGTCGGAGTACTCCTCAGGAATCGCCCAGCCGACTTGATTTGCGAACAGAGGCAGAGTCGTGATTGCCGTGCAGAGCAGTGTCAGCCCGACCACGAAGGTCAGAATCTTAAGGCCGCTCGCAATGAGCTTGTCCTTGTCAAAAGACTCATGCAGAATCTTGATGTTGTACCAGAGCGAAAAGGCGACATTCGCAAGGTACGCGGCGAGGAAGATAAGCATGGCCCAGCCGATGTTGATAAGGTTTTGCAGTACGCTTTCTAACATGTTTTTAGTCCTCCTTTGAATCATTGTATATATCAGGTCCGTACTTCTTACGGAGCTTGATTCGGTTTTCGGCTTTCGCCTTACTGTAGTAGAAGCCGGTCGCGGTAGCGAGCTCGGCAAAGATGGCGGGGATAAGGTATGCAAGCGGCGAGGTGTCGCCGGTTTTCCAAACGACGGCCAAAGTAAAGACCGTTACGACTCCCGTAGCGGTCCCGACAATGGCGATTATGATTTTGGAAAACTCTCGTTTCTTAGCTCTCATCGGGTGGCGATACCGGCAGCTCTAAGAACTTGTTATGGAGGTCGTCCATAACGCCGTTCACGCCGAGGGAGTGGTACTGCTTCCAGCAGTTCTCGAAGTTTTCCCGGGCGTAGATAGGGGCGAAGCCGCGTTCCTCCCATTTGTTGTAGTCGCTAATCATCTGCGACCTGAGCAAGGCTTGCAGTCCCGCCTTTACCGCAGCCGTGTCCAGAGCGTTCTTCTTGACGAGGGAGTGCAGGTACTTGAAGATGGCTGCAATGAGCGCAGGTACGCCCAGAAGGCAGAGCCATTGATAAACCGTCATTCAGTAACCTCCTCCCAGCCGTAGACCCCCGGCTCCCAAACGTTATTTGCGGCAGTACTTACCCAGTGCTTGCCGTTGTGCGCAACCTTATCGCCGAGCGCGTAGGCGTCATGCGCGCCGAGGGGCTGAGACCATTCGGGGTACTCGGCCGTAGGGTCTCCGATTTCCTTCCAAAGACTTGCGGTAGCCGGCGGCGTCCAATCTGCTTGCGAGCTGTGCGCTTGTACGCAGCGGTACAGTTTTCCTTTGTAAGAGCAAATCGCCTTGACTGCATAAGCTACCGGGTATGCCCATTCCGAAAACTGCTCGGCGTGTTCCGTGAGAGTCGCGTCGTCGAGCTGTTCTGTCTCTGCCATTTTCACGAAAACAAGACTCGCGAGCTCCGGAGCCCGCGCTTTTGCGAGGGCGGTCAGATTCGCCCCAGTCGTGTAGAACTCCCCAGCATGATAGAAGTAGAAGCCGGCGACAACTTCCGCGGGAACACTCTCGACCTCAACGAGGGTATGCCGGTCGCAGAGATACCCGACCTGCTGAGTAGGCCAGAAGGTGTTGGAGTCGTTCGAGTAAATCGCGTCGGCTTTGTCCTGCTCGCTGAGAACGACGACGCCGTTTGCCTGCCTGCGAACATAACAGGGGTGCTCGCAGATTTCGACAATGAGATTTGCCGAGTTTGTGATTAAGTACATAGCGCTTTCCTCCATTCGATTTTATTGTTCGGGTGGAATCCAAACAGTTTCTTAAAATATAGGTTCATGCGCTCGACGGCATGGAAGCTGTTTCCTCGCTTCATGTGCCCGCGCCAGCTCTCATAGGCGCTGCAAATATCCGAGAGCGGAAATACACGCCGGACGAACTTGCCGGCAATTTTCACGACTCTGCCCTCGATATTCCAGAGCTTGAACTTCTTGAGCTTGCGCCGGATTTTCTTAATACTCTCAAAGCTCATTTTGCGAAGGACCTTCCCGGTCTCCGTCAGCTTGAAGCGGATTTGCAGGAACTTGAAGCCCTCGCTGAGCTTCTTGATTTTTGTCTTTTTCGTATTAAGAATAATGCCGAGAGAATCACAGACCTCTTTCATGCGAGTAAGACACTCTTTGAGGTATTCCTTGCTCGGGTGAATCAGATAGCCGTCGTCCATATATCTGGCGTAGCCCTTAATGCCGAGCTTTTCCTTGATGAAGTGGTCGAGCTTATTCGGCAGCATAAGAGCGGCGGTTTGCGAGATTTGACTTCCGAGCCCGTAACCGATGGGCCCGAAATTATCGAGGCACTCGTTCGCGAGAGCCCTGATTCTCACATCATGCACGCGCTTTGCCAGCTCGCGGCTGACCGGCCAATGCTGCGCGTTGGCGAAGTAGTTGGAAAAATCGAAGAGAAGAACATAGCCCTCCCGTCCGTACTTCCTGTAATGCCTTTGCAGGTGGCAGGAGAGCCGGTTGAGGGCAAAGTCGATTCCCTTGTTCTCGGTACTTGCGCCGTTGTCATAGATGAACGATGGTTTTAAGGTCGGGTTGATGACCTTATCGCAGAGCGTCCTCTGCACGACGCGCTCGCTGATATGAATGCTCCTGATGTGCCGCATTTTTCCTCGGTCGTAGAGGTCGAACTCAATAAAGCCTCGGCTCTTATACGTCCCGTCAAGAAGCGCGCGACGCGTTGCGGCCGTATTCGTTACGAGATTAAAGCGGTAAGTCTGCGTGGAGCTTTTCCAGCTAACGCCGCGGCAGCAGATATGCCCGGATTGATATAGGTTTTCATAAGAAAAGACGTCCTCAAAATCTCCGCAGGATTTGCTAAGAGCGAGGCGTCTTTCTTGCCGTTTCTTGACTCGCCTCTGATAGCGAGCCTCGTGTCTTTCTTCGCTTGTCATTAAAAATTGTCCCCTTCGTACAGTGTTGCAGGATTTCACGCGTAAAAGTAACTGCGTAGTAGTACCGCCCATGAAACACGGTCCGCGTAAACCGTGCCATGCAAGCAGCGTCCGAGCGACTACATCAAAGGAGTGTTTTAGCCAAAAGGCAGGGTACGAGTCATCCTTCCATAAAGGTGCTGATTTCGGCGGTTTCCCGCTTACTACGTCGGACCTGATTCCTTATGGAATCCGAAGCAAACGCCGTTGGTGTTGTTGGCGTTGTTATTGTTCGCGTTGCCGTTGCTGTTCACATTGCAGAAGTTGTTGGAGTTGCTCCCATTAGGAGAACGCTCCCACCACCAGTTCGCAGGACAAGACAACAGTATCATGACAGGACCCGTATATCGGTTAGGGCAGATTCTTGAATCGCTCTTTATCCGATTTCTTTACGCCGGAAATTAGCTTAGCCTCCTCACTGATGAGGGAAGCCCACTCCTCGAGAGAATTATCGAGCCAGCGCAGCTTTTCAGGATTTTGCTTGAGAAGGTCTGCCATAATTCCGAGCTGACCGATAAGCGCCTGAAGCGTGGCGTTTGCCTCGATAAGATGGTCCCGCCGAAGCTGAGCCTCGTGCTGATTTCCGGGAAAAACGCTGTTCGCCATTTTGACCTCATTGTAGACGGTATCGGCGAGAGCGCTTAGCTCCTGAGCACCGTAAAAGGTGTACCTCTTCGGCATTTTCAGGCAGCATTTTCTTGTATGCACGGCGAGCTTGCGCGCAGTCTCTACGAACTGGACCGAGCTGTCTCCTCGCAGTGCTTTATAAACTGACATAGTTAGCTTTTACCTCCTACCACGCCGGCGCCCACCTCACAGGGGCAGGCGCTCAAG